GTTTCGTCGTTAATATCCGACCAATAGACCTTATTCTCCTCACCACCTGCGACATAAGCCGCTACAACGAAGTCTTTCACTACGGTAACAAACTTAGCCGTAGGTGCAGCAGCAGCTAAATCAGCAAAGTTAGTCGAGGAGTTAAGCGTCCAAGCCTGTAGCTTGTCCTGACCGTTAGCCAGAATGATCTTTTCACCAAACTGAGTGACATCCCATCCCTCTACAGCCGTATAACCCGTCGTAGTAGCCGCATCTAAGCTGGCATCGTTAGAGTCAAACTTGTAAATCTGAGTAGCACCAGCCGCAAATAACGTCGTAGCACCACCAAACTTACCCGCAAAGGTAATCAACAGAGCCTGAGCAGCAGCATCCGAATAATCAGCCTCACTACGAAATGGCGCATAACCGTTAGCTACCGGATAACAGTTCTTAGCGTCTGTAACAGCACCTGTAACTCCCGGCTGATCTGGCAACCAATCACCAAACTTAATATCCATTATTGCCTCATCCAACTGTCTGTACTCGCGCTACGACTAACCCAGAACTCGTAACGCCCATCCGTGTAACCAGCTTCCCAATAACCGAATTCTACATACGGATCGGTCAAAAGCTCACTAAACCATGTGTTAGCACCAGCATTTATCGGTGTCCATGTGTCCGTCGAGGCATTAGCAGCAGTCCATGTGTTCGCTTCAGGTACTACATCAACCCAATCACCGCCAATAATCCCACCAGCAGCCGTTACCGTGACATTCCCACTAACCGCAGCATTAGCACTAAACGTCGCATTACCTAACGCTGATACTGTTGCAAATCCTGTAATACTTGCATCGCCACTCGCTACAATACCGCCTAGTGCTGAGACTGTTGCCTCACCAGTAATAGACCCTGAGCTAGTCCTGACCCTAGTACCGTCAGCCGTTAGTACCGCACTAGCCGTAATTCCTGCATTAGCAGTCCGAACCCTAATACCCTGAGCAGAGACTGTTGCATTACCTGTAATCGATCCTACGCCAAACTGTATCCTGATACCACTAGCAGTAACCGTAGCATTTGCCGTTACAGACGCACTCCCGAACTCAAGGATTGCATCACCTTCAGCATAGCCATAATCCCAATAGTCGTATAGGACGTACTGAAGGCTCATTCTTCAGTCTGCTCGTTAAACTGTGCTACCAGCTTCTGCCACAGAGGATGCGCTCCTGACTGCGTTGGCAGGTTGCCGATTACCTGTACGATAAACTGCGCTTCGTTTTGGTCTAGTTCGAATTTCATGCGTTACTCGGCAAAAGAATTGGTTTCAGGATTCCACTTGCGACCCACCAGCGCGAACGATGCTTGCCACTCAGCAATCTCGTCTTGGCACATAGCCAGCGCGTCAGAGATGTATTGTTCAGCAGTCTTACCGTCTTGCAGCGGTACACGCTTGTCAATCACAAACATTGCGCCATTGTCATCCGTAATCTTGAAGCCGACAAATTTGTTGTCGCCCTCATTCTCAAAGTTCTTAATCTCGTAGTTCATGGCTTAAATCTCCAAAATTATGGGTTAGCTTCTGCTGAGTAAACGGCTATGCGATAGGTCTGAGATATGGCGTATCTATTTCTAATTGTGGTTACATGACTGGAGGCGCTTTTGTATACGGCAAACGTAGCCCCTGTATCCGTTGCAGCGCCATCACCAGCTATCTTTACAGAAGTAGAAAGGTAATTTGCAAAAAACACCGCTCCAGCTCCGTCGCCTATGTTGTAAAGCAATATTAAACAAGCACCGGCAGTACCAGATGTAATGTTAATTGTTGCATTACTAGCTAACGTAATGGTACTAAGGCTTTTAACATATGCACCATTTGCTGTAGGTGATTGCAATTCAAAAATACCACCGCTGGTGATACGGGCGCGTTCGGTGTTGTTGGTAATAAACCTTGTTAGATGGTTAGACGTACTACCAAAAATAGCACCAGCACCATCAGTACCTATTTGGGCGGTATAAACGCCGCCACGGTCAAAGTTAATCAAAGCAGAATAGCTTGTACCATCGCCATAGATGTTTAGTTTTTGGTTAAGGGTGGTCGTACCAATCCCCAAATTCCCACTCGCATCCAGCGTCATCCAAGTCGTGCCGCCTGTGTTGCTTGTTCGGTCAGTACCCCAAACAAACTTATTGCCAGTAGAGTTTCCGTCGGAATCCACGTTGAAGTACATGGATTCAGGTGTATTTATAAAAGCGTCATAAACAGTATCTTTGCCGATTGTCAGAACGCCGTTTTGAATAATGGCGTTACCGGCTACATCCAATTTAACGGCAGGAGAAGTCGTACCAATCCCCACGTTCTGCGAGCTATTCACTCGCAACGCTTCCGTACCACCTGTACCAATAGCTACCGTATCCGCAGCAGGGTAGAAGATGCCCGTGTTGCTGTCTGTGCCTTCTATTGCGGGGTTGGACGCAGTACCATCTACGCCGCTGACTCCAGCCGAGCCGTCTAAGACTAATGGTGGCATGGTTATGCTCCTTGTTCCGGTCTTTGTGGCAGTACATAGCCTACCAACTGATTATTCTCATCAAACGATGGTGTTGAATTCGCTGGCAAATCTCTTAACGCCTGACGATATGTAGCCCATGCTTGCTTTTGCTCTGCCGTTAGCGGTGAGTCTGCAAACTGTGTCCAGTCACATTCACGCAAGTGAGCATTACGGATTTTTCTTAGTTCCCATTCTGATGTCATGTTAGCCTCCGCAATACTGGATAGTTGCGTTGCAATACGCGATATGGTTAGCTGTCGTTCCGCCTCCAGATAGTCGATACTGTGGTTGGATCGTAAGCGTTTGACTGGCTGTAGCACTTACATAAAAAGAGTACGTCATAAACATATTGCCATCATCTACAGAGTTGCCCCAGTTATTTGGGTCATCCCTACCAACTCTCCGCGTCGCAGTACCACCTAAGTTGGCATACCAAGTATCGTAGGTATAAACTGCACCGTGAAACGCGATACCACTAATGCAGATCAAATATGTTCCTGCAATATCAAACGTAATCGTCAACGTACCTGACGAATTAGACATCGTGACGTAGTTGCTATCGTCAGCAGTTCCTGTAGCAGGTGCGGTAGTCACAGTACCGGTTAAGTTGGTTGGAGTCCATTGAGTCCATTGATAAGAGGCTAACGTAGAAGCACGGTATGTCCATGTGCCATTAGCGTCAATCCTCGCAGACTCAACACCCCCCTCGGTGAACGCTATCGTATCTGCTGCCGGGAAGAAAATACCTGTGTTGGTATCACCTGATGTCGTAATACTCGGAGCCGCTGCTGTTCCTGCTTGTACCGTCGTAGGGCTAGTCACAAACGTCGCAGCACCACCTGATGTCAGCGTAATAACGTCTGTGCCGCCTACCTGTATAGCTGCGCTGCCGTCTGGATTTGCCTTCAGCCCCGTTGACATTATGCTTCTCCTATTACTTAAATAATCCAAGACAAGTACCGACGATCAGGAACCCAATCGTCATACCTGAACCAACAACAAAAACAGCAAGTAAAAAACCAAGTACCTGAGGTACAAGAAGGTTAATTACCGATTTCATGCTGCCGCCTGTTGCAGCGGTGTTAAATCTTCGTTAGTCCAAAAATCTTTCGCCAGCATGATGCGTAGATGCTCGCGGTTCCTTGCCAAGCAATCTGCCCACTCTTCGTCGGTCATGTTTTCCGGCTTGCCAGCATTGATGAGGTTTACGCTGTCCATCGCTGCTGAGTAGTGCTGCGCGATTTGTTCTGGGGTTAGGTCGATCATGGATGCGCCTCCTTGTATGCTTTAAATTCAGCGTCTAGTGTTTGCAATTTCTTGAGTAGTACGACAGTCAGGCGTTCGTATTGGAAGCCTTCTACCTCACCATCTGCGCCGCGAGTAACAAGCTCTTCAAAACCGGCTTCAGCAGCTTCGTCAGCAATCAAACCGAAATGGTCTTTAGTCTGGTCATCGCCTTCGCACTTGGACTTATAGCGAATAGGGCGCAATGCACTGATGTCTATTTCTTCAAGATCGCGAATCTCTTGCTTGTATTTCAAAGCAGAGGTAGACCTTTGCAAACCACCATCGGATCCCACAGTAACATTTGCCGCTGTAGCAGTAGTCCTGTTATAGATGTCTGGTGCGTAGAAATAGTTATTCACTCCTCTGTACCAAAACCTTGGAGTCCCATCCCCATCAGACAGCACGATGCTGTTGTTTTCTGTGCGAATGTCGAGTCCACCTTGGTTGCCGCTGTATTTTCCTAAGATGCTGTTCTTGGAGCCTGTCGTTATAGACTCGCCTGAACCCTGACCGATAAACGTATTAAACGTGCCAGTTGTGGCGTTATACCCAGCATCATCTCCAACAAAAGTGTTATAGCTACCCGTTGCATTAAGCCCTGCTTGATCACCGACAGCAACGTTTCTTTCTCCGGTAATGTTAGTTGTAAGCGCTCTATACCCCAATGTTGTGTTACTAGCGCCCGTTGTAATGCTATATCCCGCCTGATAACCTATCGCCGTGTTGTTAGAGGCGGTGGTGTTGTTCTGAAGGGATTGAGCGCCGAGTGCGGTGTTGTTCGCACCTGTAGTAGTTTCATATAACGCCACATACCCAAGTGCGGTGTTATTTGAAGCAGTAGTCGATTTATTAAGGGCATTACCGCCTACTGCGGTATTTTCCGTGCCAGTGGTATTGAGCAACAGAGCATTAAAACCAAGCGCCGTATTACGAGCGCCGCTTGTCAGCGAAGACCCCGCAGCACTACCCACAGCAGTATTGTTTGACGATGAGCCTGTAGTAGCCGCCAACGCACTCGCACCTACCGCAGTGTTGGTAGCTACCGAGCCACCACCCCGCCCGACGGTAATGCCGTTAATCGTCGTTCCAGCAGCAAACGTCACCGCTTGGTTCGTGCCAATCGTGACCGCAGTCGTACCTGACCCTGTACCCGACTTTAGTTCCAGTATCCCTGTGTTGTCGCTGCTAATCGCAGCACCGTTCGTCGCATTACCCGCTGTTATCGTCGTTGCCATGTTCTATCCTTACACTACAGTCCAGCGTGAGCCATCAGATACCGTTACCGTGACACCGTTGGCAATCGTAATAACACCCGCAGACATCGCGTTATCGCCTGTTGCTACCGTGTAACTCGTTGATACCGTCGCTGTGTTCACAAAGATACCGTTAGACGCTCTCGGTACACTCGCACTTAACTCCCCCGTAGAAGGCTTGTAGAGCAGTTTAGCGTTCGAGGTATATAAGTTCTCAGCCGTACCGCTTGTCGCCCCTGCAAAGACCGGATATAAGGTGCTAGCGGTACTCGTATCGTTAGATAAAGCTGATCCACCGATAGACTTCCATGCCGGAGTAGAACCGCTGTAGCCCTCAAACTGACTCGTTGTGGTGTTATAACGAATCATCCCGGTGGCAGGACTTCCCGGCTGTTGACCCGTCGT